GACTCTTTGAAAAAACTAGAACTCAAGCTTTAAGATTTGCAAAACTCAAAGGTTGGACTGTTGAAAAGAAAAAAATAGGGAAAGTTTATAAAAATGTATATAAGGCTTCTGAGGTGGATGCATATAGAGCTTCACTGGTGGAAGTTAAGGAAGAAAAAGAAAAGAAAGTAGCAACTAGGACAGTAGCAAAGAGAGAAGCAACAACAATTGATGAGCTACCAAACTGGAATCAAAGGGTTGCTAATGCTAGGTTTATTATTTGCATGAAACTGGAAGAAAAATATGAGGAAGGTGGAGATAGTAAGGAAGAAATAATAAAAAAGTTTGTAAAAGAAGCAAATAAAAATTATCCACAACAGTTAGAAATTTTAAAAAAACTAACAGTACCTACGCTTCGCAGGTGGTGGGGAATATATATAAAAAATAAACATAATCCACTGGCTTTGGCTTCTGGACATGGAACAACTAAGGGAATAAGAAGAGTAAAAGAAGAGGTTTTAGAAACTGCTAAAATGCTTTATTTTAGTAAAAACAAGCCAAAAATTACATTTGTATTTGAGAGAATAGTTGCAATGTTTGGAGTTGAGGCAATCAGCTATGGTACTTTAAGAAATTATCTTAATAAAGATATAAACATTATTGAAAAGAATAAAGCAAGAATGGGAAGCAAAGAGTTTAAAGACACTCATACGCCGTACATTGAAAGAAGTTATGAGGACATAAAAGCTGGAGAAGTTTGGATGTCAGATGGGCATGATTTGGAAATGATGTGCTATCAAGGAAATAGGAAAAAAGCAAATGGAGAAAGATACTTTGGATCTCCAAAATTAATCGTTTGGGTTGATGTAAAAAGTAGGTTTATAGTGGGTTGGAGCTTAGCTTGGGGTGAAACAACAGAAGCAATTGCAATAGCATTAAAAAGAGGAATTGAAAAGTATGGAGTTCCACAATATATTTATACAGATAATGGTAAAGCATATAAATCAAAAGTATTAAAAGGGACCGATGAACTTGATGGAATATATGCAAGCTTGGGAATAGATGTAGACCATGCAAAAGCATATAATGCACAAGCTAAACATATAGAAAGATGGTTCGTTGATTTTAAAGAAAGTTTTACGAAGCAATTTGAAACTTATAAAGGTGGAAACATTATAGAAAGACCTGAACATCTCAGAAGTTTCGCAATGCAAAAATTAGATAAAGGTGAAATTTTAGAACAATGGGAGCTTGAAGAGCTGATAGAAAAGTTTATAGAAACTAAAAACCATAATTATTATGCTTTAAGGAGAGCAGCAGGATTGAAAGGTCATAGAGGTAGAGGGATGAATAATAGAACTCCACTTGAAGTGTTTGAAGAAGAAAATCCTGTTGCAAATAGAAGAATGTTGTCAGAACAAGAAATTAGGCTATTATTCTTATATGAAGAAATAAGAACTATAAAACAAAATGGTATTGAATTTATGGGAAATACTTATGTTAATGAATACTTATATTATCATCAGACAGAAAAAGCAAAAATTAAGTATGATCCTCATGATTTAACTTACATTTATGTATATAAAGAAACTGGTGAATTTCTTTGTAAAGCTGAACAACTTGGGCTTGCTGGTTGGAAAGATGTTACAGCAATTAAGACACATAAGAAAAGATTACAAAAAATTAGCAAGTTAAGTAAAGAAATTATGGGAATAAGAGAAGACATAAGAGATGATTTAGGTTTAATTGATAGCACAATAGTCGAAGATACTAAGGTTATAGAAAATAAAAGTAAAAAAGAAAAAATACTCATAGGTGAAGGAGTATATTTAGAAGATTAGGAGGAATAATGGAAGAGTTAAGAGCAAGATTAGAAATATTTTCTGAGGAAAATAATATGAGTTATACGAAAATAGCGAAGGCTATGGGAGTAGGAGCAAGTACATTATCAGAGTGGAGAAAAGGAACATATACTGGAGATAATGAAGCCTTTTCAGAAAAAGTGGAAGACTTCTTAAATAGACATAAAAGAAAAATAAAAAGAATAAATTTTTCTATAAACACTGAATCAAAAAAGAGAGTATTTCATGTATTAAATACTATAAAAAATTATGTAAGTTCTAACATAACAGAAGGAATTATAGAAAGTGCAAAAATAGGATATATCTATGGGAGAGCAGGACTTGGAAAGACACATGCTCTACAAGAATGGTTAAAAACTTACAAAGGTAGAGGAGTTTTAATAACAGCAGAAAATGGAATATCTAGTGTAGGACTTATTAAAAAGTTAGCAAAAGAGCTAAAACTTGATACAAGTGGAAGTTCTGAAACTCTAAAAGATAGAATAAAAGATGCTGTAAAACTAACAGAAACCATCATAATTATTGACGAAGGAGAACACTTAAAAGCAAATGTAATTGATATTATCAGAAGTATAGCAGACCAAACAGGGATTGGTGTGGTTATTGCTGGAACTGAAGCATTAAAAAGTAAAATTTTATCAAGAAAAAAAGAATATGAATATTTATCAAGTCGTGCAGTTGTAAATATAACACTAAAAGATTTAGCAATAGATGATGTTTCAAGTATTGTGAAAGAATTTTTAAAAAATGAAACAGAACTATATAAAGAAAGTGAGCTACAGACATTAATAAGTTATATAAATATACAAGCAAGAGGATCAGCAAGAAACTTAGCAAATGTTTTAACAGCAAGTTATGAAATAGCTTTACAAAACAATTCATTAAAAATTGAAAAAAAATATATAGATGCAGCATTATCAACATTAGCACTTTAAGGAGGAGTATATGAAAGATAAAATATTAACTGAAGAAGCAAAGAAAATTTTAACAAAAGAATATGGAAAGGATGCACTAAAAATTGATAAGGAGTTAAATGAATTAGCAGCTCTTTCAGTGAAAAGAAAGAATTACATTCAAGCAGCCAACAAAGGTAATTCAAAAGCTAGGGAAAGTTATATAAAAATTACAGAAGAATTTAAAAAAATTATAGCAATAATAAATAAAAAACTTTCAAAAATTTAGTGTTGCTTAGAATTGTGCTGGATAGAATGAAAAGAAAAAGAGTAAAAACTGGGGAATATTACTATTTTGTGGATATGTTCAATATTATATGAAGGATAAAAGAGCAAGGAACAACAATAGATAAATATAACTTTTTCATAAATAACTATTTTAGAACTAAAAAACAGGCTTTGAATGAAATTACAAGGAGAGAAACAACATGAGGAAAATACTAGCAATTTTAGTAGCTTCTATATTAGTAGCTGCTAATAATCAAGGAGGTTCAAATGTGGAAACTAGAAAAGGGTGATATTGTAAAGTGCATTATAGAGGCTAATGGAGAATTGACATTAGATAAAGAATATAAAGTATTAGATGTAGATACAAGTACTAGCATGGTTGAGGTTGTTAATGATAATGGGGAAAAAGCAAGATATTTATGGGTAAGATTTGACAAGGAGTCATAATGAGTGATTGGGCTTTAGGTGGATTACTTCTAGCTATGTTTATAGCAGGTTTTAATATAGGACAAGATTTAAAATATAAAAAAGGTATTTTTAAAAGAAATAGAGGGTATAGATATTATATTAGCGGAGCATATTCAGTAGATGGACATATAATAGTTACAAGTTGGACAGTAAAACTCAATGAAGAAATGACAAATAAGATGTTGGAAAAGTTTGTAGAAGAGGAAAAAGATGATTTAAAAAAGAAGTATAGAACAGAAGATGTTGGTTTTACTGTTTTAAATTTTACAAGATTAAAGGACTAGATTATGGAAATAAAAGATTTATATAAAATTAATGGAATTGTTTATTCTTATGAAGATAATAATGGAGTGTATGCAAGGCTTATGGATGTATTAACAGGATATGAAATTTTAATTAATTTGGAAAATTTATGGAGGTTTGAATATTAAGACTAAAAAACAAATTTTAAAAGAATTAGAAAGAGTAAAGAAAGAAATTGAAAAAAATAAAGGATCTAGTTTTACATTATATCCTTTAGCAAAGTATAAAGAAGCATTATTATGGGTTTTAGAAGATTAAAATGGGGATTCTAGAGATGTTAATAGTGAAGTTTTAAAAGAATTTAAAATATTAGAATTAAAAGAAGAAATAGGAGGAAAAAATGAATTTAGATTTTAAGAACATGACAGATGAACAAAAAGCAGCATTAAAAAAACAAATCTTAGAAGAAGAAGCACAAGAAAAAGCTGAAAGAAAAGCAAAGGTAGAAGGTTATAAAACTCTTGTTGATGAAACTGTAATAAAAGCAATGGAGAAAGTAAAAGGTGTATCTAATCAAATAACAACAGTAAAAAAAGAAGTATTTGATGATTTTAAAAGTATCTTAGAACTAAAAGCTGAACTTTATGGAGTAAAAGAGAATCAACAATCTCACACATTTACAACAACTGATGGGAAAATATCTATAACATTAGGTTATAGAATGCTTGATAGCTTTGATGATACAGTTCATGCAGGAATAGAAAAGGTTAAAAATTATATTTATAAGACAGTTCAGGAAGAAAATACACATTTACTAGAAATAGTTAATTTATTACTAAAGAAAGATAAAAACGGGAATTTAAAGGCTTCAAGAGTTATGGAGTTGGAAAAAATAGCTGGAAATATAAATGATACTGAACTAAGTGAAGGAGTTCAAATAATAAAAGAAGCTTGGAAACCTCAGAAGTCTAAGACATTCATTGAAGCATATTACAAAGATGAGAATGGGAATAAAATTAATATACCTCTTTCTATGACTACAGTAATGGAGGATTTAAAAAATGAAGGAGATAAAGAAACATCAAATTAAATATATTCATACATTAAAGCATAAAGCAAGGTTAAAAGATGAAGAATATAGAGCACTTTTAAAAAGCAAATTTAATAAGGAGTCTAGTAAGGATCTCAGCTATAATCAGGCTGAGATTCTTATAAAAATACTTCAAAGATTAATAAATAATTATGCAACAGAAAAGCAAATAAATAAGTTTAATAATTTATACAACAAAGTCTACTATGAGAAGGATAAGAAAGAGTTCATAGAACAATATCTAGGAAAAGATAAAACAATGGAAAATATGACAGTTAAAGATTGTAGCAAGTTAATATATATTCTTGAAGAAATAGTAGAATGGCAAGAGAAAAGAGGTATTAATGGAGAGGAAAATAATAACAAATGAGGATTATAATTGGTTAAAAGAGCAATTTATAGTAGATAGATTTTTAAAATTTGAAATAGATGAACATGAGGTCTTCATAGGATTATTAAGCTTTGAAAAAGATATGATTTTAAGATATACAGTAATTGTTGATGGAGAAATACAAACATCTGAAGAAGATTGGGGGCATATAGTAGAAAAAGCAAAATTCTCAAAAAAATTTATAAAAACTTGTGAAAAAATATATGGGAAAAAGCATTGTAAGAAGAGAGGAATGTATGAAAAATATTCTCATGTTTTACCTTGGTTTCCAAGTTTTGCTGCATTAAAGAGAATGTTAAAAAAACATAATGAAGTGATTTGTTTAGGAGAAAATAGATATTTAAGACTTATAGGAGGAAATAATGAAAGAAATTAATATAACAAGGCATGCTCTTATGAGATATGCCTCAAGAGTACATAATGCAAATATCGTAAGTGATAGAACTTGGGATATTTGGAAGAAAGCAAATGAAGAGAAAATTCAAGAATTAGAAATAAATTTAAAATTTGAATTAGGAAGATTAGAATATATCTGTACTGCTTCTTATGATAAACATAAAAAAGCTGAGTTCTATATAAATAAGGATAAAATGATGACTTATGTAATTGTGGAGTCAAGTTTAGTTACTTGTTATCCTATAGATTATGACTTAGATGCTGAAGGAAACAAAGCAATTTTAAACATTTTGCTAGAAAACTTAAAAAGGGCTAAAATTGCTGAAGATAATTTTGAAGATAATTACTTTAAAGAAAGAAATAATTTAAAACAAGAAAAGGAGTTAATCCAAGCTGAGATAGAGCTTTTAAATTCTAAATTGAAAAAACTACAAGAAAAAAGAGCAGGAATCGAAAGTAGACAACTTGAAATAATTGGGGAACAAGAAGAACTGAGAAACATTATAAAAGTAGCTGAAGAAAAGATAGTAAGGAGTAAATTAGCACTATAATTATAAGGTGATAAAATGGAAAGTACTGAAATTTTAGAGCTAATAAGAAAAGCCAAGGCGGGAGACAATGAAGCTACTGAAACTCTGATTGAAAAGTATTTGAATGCAGTTAGAAAGATTAATTATAAGTGGGGTAACACAGATGATGGATTTCAAGAAGGAGTTTTAGGAATCTATGAAGCAATAAAAACTTATGATGAAAGCTATAATACGAAATTTATGACACATCTGTATTTTCATATAGAAGCAAAAATTAGGAGATTCATAGATAAAGAAAGATATAGGGTCCCCCAGTATGTTATTGAATCCATAAAAAAAGGAGAAAAAGAAAGATTATACTTTTCAGAACTA